CTTCGCCGACGACTACCTACACTCCCTCACAGCCGCCAAACACTACTGGCGGCAAGCCGGCCAGCCGCAACGAGTCCACATCGCATTCCTCGGCGACATGATCGAAGGATACGTGTCACAAGGAGGTAACAACGCCTGGCGCACCCAAACACCCTTGACGGAACAAATCAGGTTCACCCGCATGGCCATGATGCAACTCGTACACATGTTCGACCACTGCGCCAACGTCACCATCACATCAATCCCCGGCAACCACGGTGAAGCCGTACGATTCGGCAAAGGAGTCACCACCTACGACGACTCCTTCGACGTGGACTGCTGCCGCGCCATCGCAGAAGCCTACCAACTCACCAACAACTACCCCAACCTACACTTCCACTTCCCCAGCCGAGACGAAATGACCACCACCGTCGACGTGGCCGGCACACGGATACTGCACGCCCACGGCCACCAATGGCGCACTGGTAAACAGTACGAATGGTGGCGCGGTCAAGAATTCCACAACGGCACCACATCCCACATCCTCATGGCAGGCCACCGACACCACCTAGAAATATCCGAACAAGGACAACGCACCTTCATCCAATGCCCATCCATGGAAGGAGAATCCGTCTGGTACCGGCACCGCACAGGCACCACCGGCCACCCTGGACTCGTGTGCTACACTATCAACAACAAAACACCAAACAACTATCAGATAGCGAGATGAAATAGTGTCATGAGTAGACGACCAACAAAAGCCGACCTAGCCACCACCGCATCGTGGGTGTGGGCCACAGACCATCATCTTCGCACACTCAACCGGGCATGCACCAAAGTAGCCACACATTACCCCGCAATCAGTGCAGACGACCTGTACCAAGACTCCCTACTATATATTGCGGTGCGGGAACAATACCACAACCTAGACAACAAACACTACACCAAAATGTGCTACAGGGTAGCCAAACGGCTAGCAAACAAAACCACACAACACCTCGACCAGCCGAAACCTTTACCCGATATTATTCATCTAGCCGACAACCAAGCCAGCAACTAAAAGGAGAATCCCCAATGATTAAAACCATCCTCGACGACGGAACCCAAACCACCATACTCCAAACCGTAGGCGCCACCACCACAGCAATCATCACTAACACCGAAACACCCGAAACCATCACCGCCAAATACAGCATCAGTAAAGACGGCACAGCCACCTACAGTATCAGCGGAAACACCTACCTCGGCGACCACCAACACATTATTAAACTCATGTACGACTACTGCCACTGCGTCGGACGATTCGACACCACCAACACCAGCAACCCAGACAACCTCGACAACCTATTCAAGGGGTGACACATGAACCGGACCTACACCACAGCCGACATTATCCAAGCCGCCCAATGGATCTGGAACGGCGGCCCATGGAAACCGAGCGTCGAACCAGGAATGCCACCCCCACCAACCGTGCCACAACACCACGGCAACAACATCGTTACCATGATCGACCTGCAGCTAGCCATCGACGACTACACCCTCACCTGCCAGCCATCCAAACAGCGAAAACATTTAGCACGGTTGGCAGCATTCAGGGAAGTATACGGGTATGATCAAACCTATGCCAAAGCCGCCCAACGATTGGGTGTGACAAGGCAGACAGTGAAACAGTGGGCAGACCAAACACTCATCACCCTCACAGGCTACGCAAACAGTAGATACTATCCAGACGATAGCGACGACAGCACAGGGATGAAATAAAACCATGAACAACACACACAATATCACCTACACCACCCTCAACACAGCGGTACACCGTATCGTCCAACAACAGCCCACCAACATGCAACAGCTGCAAAACATTGTTGACAGTGTCGAAAACCAGTACGGTGTACCCATCTCCCTCGACAACGTGAACCTTACCGTTAACGAAGTCAGCCTCGACGATCTCGCTATCGACCAGGACACGCTAGACGAGTGCAGCGAAATCTTGTGGTTATGCGACAGTGCAGGACACCCAAACAACAGCAACACCCGTGGCAAGAGCGAGGACCAGAGCCCCTATGCGAGCCAGGAAGCACTAGACTGGCTCGCCGGAATCGCATACCAGGCCAAACTATTGCAAGCGGCGGCCGACGAGATCATGTGGGCTATCATCCGCCACCGCGACAACCACAAAAATGTTATCGGCCGGAACGTTCTAGACCAGGCCAGCGAAACTATCTCTACCTGCCTCCACCTGTATCAGATGCTCGAAGACACCATCGACCGCAACGAATCATAGCCACACCGCATATACAGAAATAGTGCCCCAGCGGCAACCACCACACAATCGTGGCAGCACCGCTGGGGCACACATCTATATTCACTTATCATTCAATCGGCTCTACCGTGCCAACCTCCGACTCGGCTGCACGCCTCGGCACATAGCCACCAATATCATCCACGTCATCTGCAGGCTCAATCATGCCAGGATCCGACACATCAACCATATGCGGCTCAACCATGCCCCCATCATCGGGTGGAACCAAACCCGCATCCACAACAGGCGTCACCTTCGGCTTACCGGCCACAAACGACGGATTACCAAACGAGGTAGCCACCGACAGCACCGCAGCAACCGTTGCTGTTATCAACGCCGATTCCCACGGCAAACCACGAAACGACTCCGCAGTATACGTGACACCCACCGTCACCCCAAGCACAGCAACAAACGTTTGAATAAAAGTTTTCAGGGCACGCTCCAGCAGGCCCAACCAAAACTGTTTACCCATCACACATCACCATCACTTTTTTAAATCGTTGACAGCAGACTCGAGCCTACTAATACGGCTACGACACTCCAACACGTAATACCAGACACTCCACAAAGCATCCTTAGTGCGCCACAGCTTCCCCGTCACCGGATTCTTCACCCACGACAACGCCTCCACACGGCGCGCCAGGTCACCATTCTGAACCTGCACCACACCCACATCATGGTGCAGCTTATTCACCGACTGGGCCACCTGCCCAGACAACTGTTTAATCTGATTATGTAACGCTTGTACATCAGCCATACTCAACTCCTCACTACTTGAACCGCCGCCGTTCACGACGGCCATAAACCTGTCCCACGGAAACCACGGCCCAGGATCGTCATGATCCGACTGGTGCCACGCATCCGTCACATCCACATGGCCGCACACACCCCGCCTACCGGCCTTTAGATCGGCTGCACTAAGCTTCCTCTTCGGAACATTATATTTGTCACACAACTGCCGGCACAGCACCGCAGCCTTCTCCACCGCAGGCCACACACGAGGATCCAGCCACTGCTCACGAGTGTAAGCATGCCCCGGTATCCGAAACGAGGCATGCGAACCCCCATCCGCGCAAATCTCTATACCCAAAGAATGCGGATTCGGCGGGGCATGCCACCCAATCGTAGACTCCGACAAGCACTGCACAGTCTCCGAAATATCACACACATAATGCGCCGAACCACCCGACGATGGGGACGCGAAATAGTTTGCCGTGGACACTGCCCGCCCTTTACGCGAGGCAGACGGAAACCCCACATCCGGGCACGTCGCATGAATCACAACCCTATTCACCGGACTATTCGAACCGCTCGAGTGATGCGCTGCTGGGATAAACCTCACAACATGTCACCACCAAACACTACCATCACAGCCATTCCTTTCTATTTGTGGGATGATATAGTCACTATAGGCGACGGTTTCACACCCTGGCAGGCCACCGAACCCGCTATGGTAGAAGCCACACCGTCACTATATTTCACAACCAGGCGGCCCCCGGAACAGTACACCGACACCACCGAGCGGCCATCCTTACCATCCTTGCCATCTTTACCATCAGCCCCGTTCACACCGGCGGGGCCACGCTCACCCCGTTCGCCCTGTGCACCTTGCGGGCCGGCAGGACCTGAAGGCCCCGGATCACCGCTCTCACCGGCCGAACCATCCCGACCATCAGCGCCATCCCTACCTGGCACGCCATCTTTACCATCAGCCCCGTTCACACCGGCGGGGCCATCACGGCCATCCGAACCGTTAGCGCCAGGCAACCCGTCAGGACCTTTCACACCATTCAAACCCGGGGAACCCTGCGGACCGACAGGGCCAACCAGCCCAGCCGAACCATTAACACCATCCCGACCGTCAACCCCTGCGGGCCCTTGCGGGCCGCGCTCACCGGCAGGACCAGGCACACCCTGCACGCTACGCTCAACACGCTGAGCATCCACACACAAACCAGACCGGTGAAGCCGCACCGACTCCTGCCCACCAGAGGCACACACCAACCGCACACGGCTGGCCAACCCTTTAGCCGCTGTACCATTCAACTGGGCCCTAGCCTGCTCCGAATCCCGCTCCGAGGATACAGCACCGAAACGCAAAGCACCCCCAGCAACCACTGCCAACAGTACAAGCGACAAAAACAACAGTATCAGGGAAGCCTTCTCAAACGAGCGGCGCTGCCGCTTCTCTTCCTCTAACTCCCTCACAATTCACCCCCCACCATCAACAGTATCCTTCAAAAACTCGGGCAAATCAGGCATCTTTACAGGCTCAACATTCTCAGGCAAATTCGCGTTATAGCGATGAACAATATGGCGAATATTCCACGTGTATTCTTCCATCGCATCAACCTGCGCAGACAACTGCCTAAGCCTCTTCTTTGACCTGTACGTAACCGCCTGAATCGAACCAAGGACAGTAGCGATAGCGGTACAAATAGAGGCTACGAGTGTGGGTGTAAGCCATGACACTACAGCCCCCTACCACTACAACCACCACAACACGTCACATACCAGCAAGCCGCGCATTACACGCCGACAGCAATCCAGTCAGCCACCACAGGCACACCATTCGGCTTAGAACCATCATTCGTAATAAACGCTAAACTAAAATCCTTATTAGTAATATTGTAGGCTTTCACATCGATCTGCTGCGTGCCCCCAGCCGCCGTAGCCATAGACGCCACCACAACAGGCGGACTACTAAACTGGCGGCCAAACGGGATCGTGTAAGCATACACAGCAGACCCGCCAAACATGATCGACTTAGAACCCGTCTCGATCCGCGGAGACAACAACATCCACTCGCCGGCATGATTAGCCCACACAGCCCCCGAAGGCACCATCACCCGGTCACCCTCCACAGGGGTAGGATCACACGCAGCAGACTCCCCAAACGCAACCCTAGCCGCCACAGCACGCCTATCCAGCTGCTGCTGCAATCCGTTCGACGACAACACCAAAGTCGCCAGCAACTGCTGATGGTACACGCCAGGCTCGGCACGCAACACATCCCGGGCACGCTCCGCACGGCCACCCTGAACAATCTCCAACTTGGCTGTGTTCTGCTCCCAATCCCGAGACAGAACAACATAGTCGAATCTAGTCTCGCCGGGGCCCGGAAGCTGCCCCGTCACCGTCTCAACACTATTCGACGTGCACATCACCCCGTGAGCCCAAGCCTGCCCCGGCATGACCTCACACAACACTGTGGCACCCTGAATCGTAGTGCCGACACGAAAATCGTCAGGGCCCTTAACAGACGGCATATTACCCATCAGACCAGACATTTGAGCCCAATCATACTCGGTCAACACACCATCAAACCCTTTACACACAATACCCACAACAAACCCCAATCCTTCTAAAACTTTTGCAAATCCCGCACACCAGCCGCCAAACCAGCCACACGGCGAGCCAACAACGCCGACGGATTATCCTCATAATCCCCCGCAACAGGAGTCACCTTCGTCCAACCATCCCCAGGCGATACACACTCCACATCAATCTGCCGCACAATCTCCGCAATAGGGCCAGAACCCACATCCACATAGATCAAATCCCCAGGCATCAGATTGCCTGGCCCAAACCGCAACACATCCGACTCAGCCAACTCAATCTTAAACCCCGACGTGGCCCCTAACTCGGACAGCACCTGCTCAGCCTCATCGATGAGATGCACATGCTCAGAATCCGTGTTACGGGCATCCTTAAACACCTCGACACGATCAAACCAGTCACCCTCGGCAATCGAATCAACATCCTCGCAAAACAGCCGATCCTTGCCCTCGCCGCGGCCACCAACCACCACCGAAGTAGCCTTCGGGGCATCCCTCACATACTCCCACGACACAATAGACCCAGACTCGGCAGTCAACACATGCTTACGCGTCACAGCAGGCACACAATCAAACAGCAAACCACGCTGATCAAACTTCGCATTCTCAAACTGGTTCACCGTGACAGTCATCCGAGCCCACGACAACACCGGCAACAACTTATCCGCAAACACGTGAAACCGCACCTGAAAATCCTTAATATAGCGGCCACGACTCTCATCATCGGTCATAAACAAACCAGGCGGAAAACGCCAAGCATTATCCCCCAACACCTGCTTAGCCACCGACTCCGCCGCACCCGAATAGTGAGCATAATCCCTGTCGGCACGCCACTCCATACCAACCATACCAGGACGATAATTCACAGGCCACATCAGCATACGCCACAACAGACGGATATCATCCTCACACGTGATAGTCACCTGCGAAGAACGCCACGGGCCCACACCATGAACCTTACGCACAGGCCCAGAAAAAATCTGGCCACCACCATAATCAACAACCAGCCGTGCACCCGGCTTCGTCAACCCGTCAAGCCTGGAATGATCACCCGACACCACCAACTCCAGCGTCGACAAACCATTCCACTTCAACGACAACTTCAACGACTCAAAAAAATTGATAGGCGCCACACGGTGATAATCCGGCGTAAACAATGTTACATGCGGAACAAGACCAGCCATCAACTATTCACCAAGCCCTCAAAAACCTGTACTGCACCGACACAACAATGGCGCCCAAACCAACCATCTCAATATTCACACTCTTCGAACCGCCAGGCGGAATAGGGGCAAACTCCCACTCTGTCAAACGATCCATCACATCCTCAAACCCGTTCAACAACGCAGACTGTTTACGAGGATCCGTATCAATAGTGATCCAATCAAACTCCTCGACAGGATAATCCGAAGACACACGCAAACCATCAATCTGCACAGACCACGACTCCAAAGGACCCTCAACACGAATCACAGGCCACGCAGGCACATCACCCTTATTCGACAAATTATCCCAGCCCGAACCAACACCAGGCGTCAACACCACAGGAAACGCCGTGCCATCCTTGCCGACAGGGCCGCCACCCAACCAATCCTGCAACTTCGCGTTACTAAAACGAAACTTCTGCTCCTCCCCATACCAAAACGGGTCATACGCTGTCAAATGAAGCACATAACGCGCATAGCCACGATTCACCGGATCAACCGTAAACGTGTCATCAGCCGAATCAAACCGGCATTTTAGCACACGCTCACGACCGGCAGGAGTCTTCACCGACAACTCACCCTCCTCACCGGGAGGAAACGCAGACCACAACTCGTCATAGGCTTTCAAAAAACCGTCACGAAACCCGCCTGCAGGATCCGGGTCAACACCCGACACCAACACCGGCAGCGTCACCTCGCGAGGCTTCACATTAAACCCGCGCCACTCCGAGCCGTGCACCCCAACATGAGTTTGAGAAAAATGCTCAACCTCAGGAACACCCAAACCGCGCAACGAATCATTCAACAACATGACAGGAGACGCACCCGTATAATCCGTCAAATGAAGCACACGCTCGTCGCCAAACAGCGGATCCATAAACCATGTCACAGTCAAACCCGAACGATCAGACGGGTCAGGAATAAACATGCACAACACCCCCAAATCACACGTAAGCCAACGCGTTCAACGCGTCACGCTGCTGCCGCTCAATCCGCTTCGCAAACTCGTTAGGATCACCATACGTGGGTCCATTCACATTCACCACAACACTCTTATCATTCATACGCTGATACCTGCCATACGGGGTAAACGAGCCCACAGACGATCGCACACCAAACCGGGCATCAACCGCATCAGGCAGCCGTCCCGCCAGGCCAGACATCGCATCCAACGCCAAACCGGCATTACCAGTAATACCCTCAGCCAAACCGGCAACAACCTGCCGGCCAACTTGGTCACGAAACACCCGCGATGGTGAATGAATACCCAACACCGATTTAGCCGCATTAGCAACCTGAGAACCCATATTACGCACCGTATCCAACAGGCCACTCATAGCATTCCGGATACCATTACCCAAACCAGACACCACATCACGGCCAGCAGACACCAACAGGGACCCCATATTACCCAGTGCATGCCGAATATTGCCAGGCAAATTCCGGAAAAAACCCAGCACACCATGCACCCCGCTAGACACAGCCGAGCCCATAGCATGCATAGCAGAAGATGCCGCACTCCGGGCACCATTAAACCCGCGCACAGCACCACTACGAACCCTAGACGCCATCGACCCGAAAAACCCGCCAACAGCAGACGCCACCGAAGACACAACACTCCGAATAGCATTCATCGCAGAAGAAACAGCGCCACGAGCCGCGTTAAAACCAGACCTCACATGGCTAGCCACTGAAGAACCCAGCCGGGCAAAAAACCCCACAACAGCGGCAACGCCGCCAGAAATGATCGACTTGAAACCGTTAATAAACGCAGACGTAAACGATTTGATATGATTCCAGCCATTCTGGATGGCCGTGCCCATAGACCTCACGCCAGACACTAAATGATTCACAATCCACGTAATAGTACGAAGAATAGCGCCAAGAATCTTAGCCTCAAAACCGATAACCGCAGCATAAATCTTGCCAATGAATCCAATCACCGCAACATAAATCGGCATCACAACCGGAATAATACGGGCCACCACCTGTAGCACGGCACTAACAACCTGCACCACCACACGCATAATCGACATGATCACCGGTATCAGCGACCGTATCAAACCAACAATCGGCGGCAAAACAGACATGACAGCACCCAAAATCTGCTGAATCACCGGCATCAAAACAGGCACCAACTGCATGATCACGCCAACAACCTGCCGTATCACAGCAACAACAGCCTGCAACACCGGCATCAACGCAGGCAGCAACATGGCCGCCACCTGCGTCACCGCACCAATAATCTGCGTGATCACAGGAACTAGCCGGGCCACCAGCATACTAATCAAAGGCACAATCTGTGCAGCCAGCCCGGCAACCATACCAATAATCTGGCCAAAAACGGGAGCCAACCGTGCCACAACCCCGGCAACCAAACCAAACAGCGGCTGCACAGCGGCCATAATCTGGCCCAACGCCTGGCCAACAACACCAACCAGCTGCATCACCGCGCCACGGAACTGGGCGTTCGTCGCAAACATGGCCGCAAACAAGCCGATCACAATACCAACAGGGCCACCCAGGGCGCGAAACACGCCGCCAATCCCGCCAGCGGCACCCTTCAAAGCACCAAACGACGGCAACAGATTCTTCAACGACACCGCCAACGGGGCAAACCCCGCGACAAGCTTCCCCACACCCGCAGCAACAATACCAAACACTGCGGTGCCGCCAGCAAACATGGCACCCAAATTCACCTTAGGAACAGGCAAATGCATTCTCGCAAAAATGCCCTTCAACTGCTCCACCTTAGCGCGCATCTGTGCATTCATTCGAGTGATCATGCCCGGCATACGGTTAATCCACGCCAAAATAGACGGCATCATACGCTGAATACCAGCATCGACGGCAGCAAACATCGGCTTCACAGAATCCGTGATAGACTTGATAACCGGATTCAACGCAACAAAAATCTGCCGCAACCCGTTAAGAAACGGGGCCATAGCCGTAGCACCAAGATAGCCCAAAGCGCCCTTAACATTCTTCATAGCGCCCTCAAACGTCTTACCAGACGCCTGCGCAGCACCACCCATACCAAGCTTCATCGCAGCCGCAAACGTGGCAAAATCAATCTGCCCCTTCGACACCATCTGCGACACCTCAGCCGAGGTTTTACCCGTCTGCCTGGCAAGCAAAGACAGCACAGGAACACCCGCCATAGTAAGCTGCAACATGTCATCGCCCTGCAACTTACCGCGGGCCATCACAGACGTAAAAATAGCGCCCGTATCCTGAAACGACTTACCCGAAATATAAGACACATCCGCGACAGTCTTCAACACATCCGTCATCTGCCCGCCAGACTTCACACCCGAAGCAGACAACGCCGCCGCAGTAGAAGCCGCATCACCCAACGCATACGACGTACCAGTCACAGCCTCAATAGCCGAATTCATAATCGAAGACGTGTCAGAAGACGTATGACCCAAACCAGTCAACTTAGCCTGAGCCTCATCAATAGCCATAGCGCGAGCAATACCGCCACCAATAGTCACATCATAAATCGACTTGAGGCCCTTCTTAGCAACATTGATAGCACCCACCATTGCGGCACCACCAAGCGCCAACTTCATGCCCTTAGCAAAAAGACTACCCGAACGCTGACCCTCAGCAGGCATCACCCCAGAAAGCTGTTTACCAACATCCGCCTTCAAACCAGGCATCTTCGTATACAACGACACATATGCGGAAGCAATCTCACCAGACATACACTATTCACCCCATAATATTAATCTCGCGAGACACCCCGCCACCGGCACGAACACGCGCCAAAATATCGTCCACCTGCCCAGACGTAAACCGGGCCCTACGCTCATCCGTAGGCCTCGCCACAGGCTCCGGCTGCCCCTCACTATTAGCAGACCTGTAATGATCCAACATGTCCAGTACAGCCCACTCGCACCACTCAAACGGGCGCTGCCAACCATTAAGGTGGGCCGCCAACTGGCTAGACGTATCACCACACAACACGCCAGCCAGCCGGACAGCCTCACCCCAACACATCTGCGGGCCACCAACATCATAAACCGAGCAACCGAACCGGGTCCTCCAATCATATTCGATGGCCCCACGATAATCATCAATCAGGCCGTGGAGCCAAACTATTCCCCCAGAGAGGCACCCTTACCGTCAGGCTTGTATTCCATCCACTCACGGAAAATCTCGGCAACACGAACCATAGGCAGCCCCTCCAAAGCCTCCACCGCGTCAGCCGGGGCGGCCGCTTCTAGCATAGAAAACATCACCTCAACCTGGGCGAAATCCGCAGACTCCCCCGACTGGGCAATCTTAGCGGCACGGCGAAAAACGCGGGCAGGAACAGCCTGAGCCGTCTCCTCCGCATCCGCCAACACCCAGCTACGGTCACCAATCTTCAACGTGAAACCAGTGTCACTCATCTATCAACAATCCCTTAAACTTGTGTATCAGTTATTAGACGGCGGATTCGGATCCGGCTGAGGCTTCGGAGGAACCGGAGGAGTATCAGCTTTTAAAGCCGTCATCCACCCCCGACCCGACACCGCATCACCCTTCTTATTAATCTGGGCAGGGTAAGCCTTCAACGTCACACCATACCCGTACACTTCGCCATTCTTACCCTTGATCTCGTCACGATCGATCAACTCAACCTCAGGGAAATAGTAGCGAATAACCTGATCACCATCAACAATATCCATCAGTAAAGCGTGCACGCCAGTGGTGGCGCCTGGTGAAATATCAAACGAACCCGAATCGGCTCCAGCAATAACCTTCGACTGCCAAAACAGCTCGATAACCTCTTTCTTGGATTCGATCAGCTGGAAAGAAATCTCGATAGACGACTCCGTAGCCACAGTGCGAACAACATCCGCATTCTGCCAAGCCTTCAAATCATCCGTTTTACGCTCAGGCTTAATCTTAAACCCGTCATCCGACAGATACCCTAAAGCTGTAAGCCCGGAAGGAACCGCCTCCACACCCTTAATAGTATCACCCGCGTGCGCGTCACCAATATAAACGTCGCCAGTAACCGCTGAACGAACATTAGACGCTTTACGTGTTGCAGCCATCACAACCCCCATTAAATATCAAACAATTACATTAAAACAAAAACAATAAGCTTATTCAGACTCCGCAGGCCTACATATCAGCTCGAACAGCGAATACACATCAAAACGTGCACCATCAACCAACAAATCAGGGCCAGTAGACCGTTTACAGTACACCACCGGATCACCATCAACCCCGTCAGCCAGAACAGCCTCAACACGACGCGCCAAAGACATAGCCCGATCAGGCATATCAGAAAACACATTCACGCGCAAAAAAACACGCTCACGCACATGCAACTGCGGGCCACCATCCAACGCCAACCAAATCAGGTCACCCTCAAACCGGTCAGGCACCGTCCCTGTACACGGTATATCGGACAGCCAGCCATCATCCTTGAGCACACGTTTAGCCCACTTCCTGGGGTCATCGTAGACGATCACGACGCAGCCCCAATCGACCTCGCCAACGTGCCATGCTTCGCCTCAATCCTTTTACCACCCTTATAGGTGGTGCCAATCCTCGCCACAGCCTCAACACGGTGAACCTGCACCTCCGACGACAAACCTGCACGATACTGGGCCCTATCGAAAGCATTACCGCCCACATTCGCCGAAGCCGCACGCTTGACACGCTCACCACGCTCAGCCAACATAGCCTGCACCCCAGAAGACTTCAACACCTCACGAATACCCGGCAAGTTAAGCTTCACATTCACATCCTGAGCCACTACCCATCAGCCCTTCTTGCGCTTCACATTAATCTGCGTGCCCGCATCCCAACCGGACATGGGGTGATGCCACACGATAGGAGACCCGTCAGCCTCCCACACCACCCCACGAATACGCCACCTACAACGATAATCAGCGCCCACAACAGGCTGCTTGAACAGCATCGACCAATGCTCATAATCCGAATCACGACCGGCAGCCTCATCCTCCTGCGAAACGGAAGCATAGATGGCCACATTATGGAACACAGTCTCGACAGGCTTAGACCAGTCTTCCACCTTGTCGCCAAGATCATCGACACGAACAGCCGGTTGAAGCATCACAACCGTTTCACCATAAGGAAAACCAGTCATATCATATCTCCCACAAAGGGCCAGCGTAGCCGTTAATATTCGACCCGCACGAACAGCCCTCACCCCACACCGTGGAACACACCTCAGAATGTGCATATCGACCATTAATAGTTGGGGTGATAGTGAACGCTTTACCAGCCCCACCATCACCCTCACACAACTTCTTCAATGCGGCAATCTCAGAAGGCCACAACAAATTCGTGGGAGTATTAGACCGTGTAGTCTGAGCGAAAGGGCCCGCAGACTCATACTGCACCTGACCAGAAACCCCGGTATCATTCCAGCGCAACAAAGCCCTGCGCAGAATAGCCTTAGCGGCATCCTTGTATTTAAAATCCGGTTTAGCGATACAGGGGGCGACACTGACAGCCACAGCCTCCACATCGGCAATCATCGCCTCAAGCTTCTCTCTAGGAATATCGGCGAAAGGCTCAATATCCTCAGGCTTCAAAATGATACCCATCAACACCACCCCCTGCACATTGACACATCACCGCAACAATAAATCAGTTCTCGGCCGGCGGATTAGGCTTCGGGGCAGCCTTCTCCTTCACAACAGCAAACGAATCAAGCGACTCGATAGCCACATACAGCACAGCCTCGGCACGAACCATAACCTCATTATGGCCCTTCAAGTCACGACCAGTCTGATCCGGGTCACCATACTCGATAAGCTCGATCGGGAAGTTACGCTGGAAACCCCAATGAACACGCGAGAAATCACCAACAATAGCCTTAACACCAGAGGCAGGCGACATCTCCGGGGCACCCGAAACAGTCGAAGAAGCACCAACATTCAGCCCACGCCAATTATCCAAACCAGCAAACCCGGCGGCAGGATACATCGGCTGACCGGCAAGCGGAGACCCCTTAGGATACACCTCAGTAGACAGAGCAAACGAGAACGCCGGATCCAAAGCAACCCCGCTAGGAACCTGCAAACCAGCCCCCGCAATCAGGCCAACAGCCTTAACCAGATCAGTCGTAGCAGAATCCGTAGCATCAACCGTATGCTTCGTCTTATCCAGCGACACCTTGACAGCAGCGGCAGGCTTCCCAGTGGCAGGATCAATACCGTGGAAGGCAATCAGATCCACGGCGCGACCAATCGAAGCACCAAGAGCCGGGGAAATCAGATCCTGCAAAACACCCAGACGGTAATCAGCATCAGCCCACATAAACTCGTCCGAGACACGCTGCTGAGTCACAACCTTGATAGGCTGCGCAGTAAACGCCGAAACATCAACAGACGCGGAAGGCTTAACCTCACCCTCACCAACAATCTTAGCGCGAGGAACACCACTAAACACGGCACCCTTAACAGGGCCAAAAATAGTCGGCTGCTCCGGCGAAAGCTTCGCCAAAACACCAGAATCGATAGCACGGTCACGAACCGCACCAATCATAGAACCAGGAAGCTCAAGCTTCCCTGCAGAAAGAAAATCGTCAGCCATCACAAATCATCTCCTAGAATTATTGACAAGAGCATCCACAAACGCGACACCCTCACGTCGTTTAACATCCTCAACGGGGGCACTCCCCGCAAGACGGCGCACACCCGCGCCACCACTACTATGGTCGATCAAACCCTTCAAAGCTTTCGCAGACTCGGCAAGCGACTCCTTATCGCCACCCGATAAGAAAGCGATCGCATCACTAGACAGGCCACACTCGGAAGCCACCTCGCGCTTCACACCCTCAAGAACAAACCCGTTGATCCTGTCTTCGAGTTCCTCATTCTTGCGGCGAAGCTCATCAATAGTAGATCCAGAATCGTCACTCGATGTACGAAGCTTCTCCAACTCGGCGAAATTACTTTTAGCACGAGACTCCCACTTACGGGCCTCCGCCTTCCAATCAGTCCCCGGCGATTTACCCTCGCCTTCATTCTTCAACTGATTGTCGGCTACCTCCCGCCCGCCATCGTCTTTTACTGTATCAACAATGCCGTTATCCTTTCCGGACTCCACAACATCATTGTCAACATTCTGTTCCTCAACACTCTGATCGGCCATAGCCTAACCCTACACTCCTTGCGGAAAACAACACAACATTGTTGACCCCCGTGCGGGAGACAACCCTGTGCACCAATAACCGGCGGCACACAACCGGAAACCACATCAAATTATCTCATGCCGCCAACAGTACGCATAGCCTTCAAAATATTGCCAGGCGACTGCTGCAACCCGTGATCATCAACCCACTCACGGGCCTTCTCATACGTCCTCTGGTACTCGACATCAGCCCTATTTGGTTCCCAAGGGCCAACAACCTCAACCACCGTACAACCACAATGATCATGATACTTCGAACCAAGCGGACGCTTACCACCACGCTTATGACGCCGAGTATGACCAGTAGTAAGTGCCCTTTCCTTAGTCGTATAATCCGACCTCGTAGCCAACATGGCACAAAACGCGCACGGATCACCATCAGTCACCCGACGCCACGACCTACCCTGCGCACCCGCAGACCACTCAACCGTGTCACGGCCAGCATTCATGACAGCCCGATTAACACCCGCAGCCATCGCATCAATAGTATCCTTCGCCCTATCCGGGTCACTATTCATCATCTTCATAGTCGAAAACGACCTAGCCAACGCGGCGGCAGCATCAAACTCGTCATACACGATCAAACCAGGATCGACACCGTTAAGCTTCCGAAAATCGGACACGAACTTGCCCGCCAGCGCCGCGGAACCGTCATGGCCGGCACGCTCCAACTCCACACACAAACGCACATACTGCGCATCTGTCATCTTCCCGGAATGCCACAAACGACCAAGCTCGGCATAATAGCCCGCATACTTCCCGGCAAAACGAATCGCCTGCCGCTGATACCCGGTAGCAGCCATCCGCGACGCAACACCCGAAGCCATCGCCTATCAAACCTCGTTCGTCTGCCGCGATATAGCCCCAGCCAGTGCCGCCAACGGGTCAGACGATTCGGCACGATGCCGCATCACAGCCTCAACCTGCACATCATCAAGCCCCAACATCTCCAACACCGTCCGAGAATCCGCCGGAAGAATACCGGCACCAACAAGCTTCGTCACAGCATCAGCCGTAGCCGCCCGAGTCGGCGTCGAAGCATCACGCCAACGCAAACCAACATCACCAAAAAAATCGGCCTCATCAACACTCGAATCAAGCGCCTTAGCAGCCAGGAAACCAACCGACAACCAACCCTGACCAAACGACGTTTGACGCCGCTCAGCACGCTTCACAAGCCGCGACTCCTCAGCAGCCAACGCCTCACCCGACGGCGGATTAGACGTGATAAACCCGAAATAGCGTTCCGGAACCGCAGCCTCCCCAGCCGTCAGCTGAGCCAACAAACGCATCTGATCCGAATACGGTGTAGGACTATTGACAGGAAACGACCCCACATTCGGAGTGTCACCATCATCATCCTTATCCACAGCCCACACAGAAGCCATCGACAGGACCCAACCAGGCTGCGAAAACTCATCCGCGCTCACGCCAGTCACCCAACGCTGAGGATACGCATAAAAATCACGATTCACAGACTGCCCCAACAGTGTACGAACAGCCTCATCCGTGTAAGCCCTAATCGACCGAGTGATCTCCGAACGGCCATCAATCCTCGAAGTACGGCGACGATTCACAACAGGCACCAACGGAACCACCCCAAGCACATTCGGTATACGCTCCACCTCAACCCACTCACGAGACCCACGCCGCTCCACCTGAACAATCACATCAGGCAGCAAAAGCTCAGCCTCAACCACCTCCGGGTCACACGTCTGCTGCACCACAAGGCCAGCATCCAGACGAGACCCGTCAGCCGAAAACCGGCCTGTGCAATTCTTTGGTGACTGCGGACGAACCAACACCGACCCATCCTCTTGGGGTATAACAGCCACAAACGACAAACCAAAAATCAGCGCATCAAGGTGGACGTCACACGACGCCGTAGCAAGCCGATTCGCAGCATACACGCCATCCAGACCGTAGCCGTCACCATTAGTCCAGCCAAGCCAATCCAGACGCTCCTCCAAAGCATCCACAGCTATACCAGGCCACGACACCACAGTCTGCACACGCTGCAACTCCGGCGGAATAGCCACACCAAGGTCACGCACCCGGCTAGAACCCTCATAGTAGCCCTCAATGCGGCAATGCCACGAAGACAACCTTTGGATACGATCGTACATGCCCTCAATCAGGGCCAACTCATCCGAGTTCATACCACAGACACCCGCTTCCTACCAGACCGTTCACGCCGCTTCCCTTTAACTGTTTTCACACCAAGATACGCCAAAGACACAGCCTCCAAAGGAACCTCAGAACCATCCTTAAACGAGGAACCCCAACCCCACGCAGAGCCTTTCTTTTTCTGAACCGCCGACCTCACAGCAATATCCAACATGTCACGGCGAGAATCAGCACGAGGATGAGAAACACTTCCGGAACGAACACCCTCCAAAAACGCCTGACACGCCTCCACATACACGCCAGTATCGGCAACCACCACGCCACGGCCCGGAACACCACGATCCGTCAACGCCTTCTGCAACAACACCGCACCAGACCCGGCAACCATAATCCGGTCAGTATCACCCCAACGAACCGCCAACCAGTCAGCCAACCGGCCCACACCATCAACAATCGTTCCCGACAGCCCATCAATAACCTCAACATGAACCCCAGCACCAGTCCGGCCAGCACCCGCCAAAGCAACCCGATCCCCAGAACGAGAAAACGAGACACCAAACACTTTCCCGCCAACCAGACTCGCCTCATCCACAGCCGACTGGGCCCACTTATCCGCAGGAATCACAGACGTAGCAGACTGGCCACGATCCCACCAGCCAAGCCGCTCCCGAGCAAACCCGGCAGCAGACATCGACTCATGCTCATCGCTCACCGTCCCGAAATTCAGGCGGCGACCCAAGGCTGGATTCGTATCCCCCGCCAACTTCCGCCACTGGCGTGACACATCATCCGGATCAGACTCGTCAGGAATCGAAAACTCCGTCCACGCAAACCGTTTACCACCCGACAAAGCCTGCCCGCGCAAACGCAACACCACAGAACCATCCGCTAGCGGCCCCGGCGGCGTGCCAAGGAAAATCTGCTGCGGATCACCAGACGGGGCAGCACTCACCGTAGGAAGCAAAGCCTCCAACTGCTCATCCGACAACTCCTGAGCCTCATCACACACCAAATCATCAACCGTAAACCCGCGAGCCGAACCCCGACTGCGGGCCACAAACTCGACAGAACCCCAACCCGGACAACCACACTTACGCTCAAACGTGGCACAATCCGGATGATGCAACACAATAGCCTCCTGACCATTCGTCGCACGAATCGACTTCACCATACGATACAAGTCAGGAAACTGCCGCTCATTCTCAAAAAACGACCTCAATCGCATAAACGCCTTACGAGCCGACTTCAACTCGTGAGCCGTATGCAAAATACGGCGACCCTGAATAGTCGCCTTAAACAACTCCACAACCTCAAGGATCGCGTTCTTGCCATTCTGGCGAGGCACAAACACCCCACACACACCCGAAGCAAGCCTGCCATTACCACCGACAGCCAGCCAATCATCTAACACCTGCTGCTGCCACGGATCAGGCGTCAACCCGTAAGCCCTACCCAACTCCCCAGCATCACCGCCAGCAGACACCGAATACGCCGCAGCCACACGGTGACGAGGAACCTGAGACCCAACAACACCAGACACCTAATCAGGCCCCCTTGCGCTTCCTATACCGGTCAATCATCGCCACCGCAGAACCCCCGCCACGGCCACCAGACGCCACATCAACCGAATACCGATCCAACATACCCATAAAAGCCTTCACATGAGCACGAAGCGAAGCCACCAAATCAGCGCGACCCTCACGCCACACACAATCATGAATCACCGCAGCATCCATGAGAAACAGCCACTCCTCATCAGACACGTACGATGCACGGCTATCATCACCCCACACACGCCACCAACGACGCGTCTCCCCACACCAATCACGAGACTCAGGAAGCTCAGGCTGCACAACACTCACCACCAACACAAAAAGTCGACAAACAGACAAATCCACAAAAGGGAGGTATTTCACTAAGCCGTACGAGGTCTTGCACGCCTGTGCAGGGGGTGTCCCCGGTGGGGGTTGGCGGGTTTTTCACCATGGAATCAACGTTTTTGTGGTTTGTTGTTGGAATTGAATGTTTGGTTCGCTGCGATTGCCTTTGCTTCTGTTGCATGTTCTGCAGATGATTTGGCCGTTGTCGAGGGTGTTGAGTCCTCCCCGGCTGACGGGTGTGATGTGGTCGGCTTCGGGGCTGGTTGGTAGCTGGTGTGTGTCCCAGGTGATGGTTGCTCCGCAGAGTGGGCATTCGGTTTGGCCCTGCTTGCGTGCTTGGGTGATGAGTCTTGCCCGCCAGCGCCGATGGGCGGAGGATGCGGTGCGGTTGGTGTGTGCCATCACGCCCCCTGATCTCCTATGGCCTCTGTGGGCCTCTCATTGCCCCTGTAACGGCCTAGAAGGTGTTGGGGGTATGAATACCCTACCGGTACCCTGCTGTTCGATTCTGGGGGCTGTTGTGTTTGTTTGAGGGGGTGTCTTGAACTTGCTGGGGTGTTTGTTTTCTCCACTACCCCCATGGGTGTGAGAAAGATCACATCGCCCCCCAGCTGTGTCAAAAAGAGAAGGACACGGTAAAAGAAAAGGGTGGTGGGTGTTCGCGTTTCACAGCTTACCGCTTGGCGCCTAGCTGTGTAGGACACAGGCTAAGCGGGAACACCTGACAGGTTTTTAAAGTCTTCTACATATAATATACACTTTAAGTCTTACCTAATGTTAAGGGTGTTGGCGTGACACGCCGTACGCCTTCAGCCGAACACGCTAAGCCTGAAAGGGCACGGGTGTAAGAGTGTGGGGAGTGTACAAACCGGGAGCGTGCGACCGGTGGTACACGAGTCACACGGTTGAAAGTCCATCAGCGTTGACGGTAAAAGGTTCCTCTTCTCCCCTGATGAAGAAAAGAAGAGAAGAGAGAAAGTACCAAAGAGAGAAGAGAAGTAAAGAAGTTAACCCTTTAGCTCTTCTAAAACTTTTATAACTTATATTATATTATTATACCTATAAGCTTTAAGAC